TATCTGGGGGTCTTCTGGGTCTGGTTCCAATTTTTCAATCAATAATAAATGGTTCTTGAATGAGCTTCGCGATGTTATAGATACGAATAAAATAAAAACGATCGCTGATTTAGGTTGTGGTGATTGGGAAATAATGAAGCATTTTGAATTTAATGCGGATGAAACCTATACGGGTATAGATGTCGTAGATTTTTTGATTAAAAAACACAATAAAATGTATAAAAAAAAGAATATTTCGTTCGTTCAAAAAGATGTTTCCGTTGAAGTGCCGACTGGATATGATTTGGTTATACTCAAGGATGTTATTCAGCATTGGGATGACAAACATATTTTAGAAAAATTACCAGAGATTTTGAAAAAAAATAAATACGTTTACTGCATTAATGGCTATAAATTCATTCGTGATCCGAGTAAAAATAACTGGAAAAAAAGAGAACTCGATAAAAAATATAACTATCATCCCCTCTCGTTTGATAAAAAACCATTCACACAATTTAAAAAATATATTAAGGACATTAAAACGCGTGGGGCCAAACAATACATCTTGTTCTCGATGTAATTTTACTACGTTTATTAACTTAACATTCCATAAAAAAAATTGATTTATTCTGGGTGATTATATGAATATTAACAACACAAACAAACAAACAACTTCAGACTTTAAACGAAACAATCTACGAATCAACACATTCAGACAATCTACGAATAAACACTCTACTACCCAATAACAAAATGGATGCTTACAGAAGTTCCGATGACAAGCGAGCCTTGGGACCAGATAAGTATGGCGATACCTATCAGTTCGCTGATGGAACACATCAGAAAACAGCTGATTGGAAGAACATCAGTACTGTTCTGAAAAACGGACAGATTTATAAAATAGAAGAAAACACAGGAAAAACAGGCATTCAAAGAGGACCGTTTATGTGGATGGACAACTCTAGTATCATTCACATCGTTCATGGACGTAAAGGTCTTGAAAACAAAAAAAGACTGGTAGACAATGTGGTCCAAAAAAACCAAGCGATCTGTCAAGTGTCTTGGGAGGAAGACGCCGAAGTTAGTGGTAGATGGAACGTGGGTTGGTGTTACTGGCACACCTGGGACAACTACCCAGAGGCCTATATCAAGTTCTTGCAATTTACTACAAACTGCAATTTCCTTAAGGAATAAAAACAAAAACAAAAAAAATATGTAACAAATTATAAATCCTTTTTTTTTTATAAGAATTAAATAGTAACAATCCTCGGACTATTCTTTAGCCAATTAACGGAATAATTTTCAACTGGCGGGAATTTACCTGGGTTGATTTTCGTCGATTTACCCCTTAATTTCCACACCTTTTGCGAAAGACGATGTAATGTACCACCCCTCTTTTTGGTCGTCTTTTTTCTTTTCAAAGACTTGGAACCTTTCTTCGTCTTTTTAACTTTTTTATTCGATTTCCCCTTCTTCCCTTTTTTTCCCTTCTTATTCGCTTTGGATTTGGATTTTCTACCAGCACCTGTCTGATATAAGACACCTGTCACAGGTGTATCTCTCATCGGAAATGTACGTTTCGGCATAGTCGTTTTCACTTTTGGTAAGAGACTAATTACATGAGTACTTGCCATTGATCCACCCTTCATATACTAATATAGAATAAAAAAATTTGTAACTAGGATACATTTAATATAGACGTCGTATTAGAATTTATTGGTTGAGAATTGTATTATGTTCCTCGTCATATTGACCAATAAATTCGGGGTTTTCTAGATTATAAGAATAGAGATTTTGTTTTTCATCAAGAAGATAGGTGATATCATTAATCGTTTTCCGCTTCGTTGCAATATAGTCATCACCATGTCGTTTTTTCTTTTTACGTTCGGTTTCCAATGTAATAACTCGACCATCATCAACGCGACCAAATTTAAGATTTTTTTGATGACTCAAGCAATATTCTTTTGTATCTTTTTTACTACGTGTACATTGCTCTCCATCAATTTTTCGTCCCATACATTGTTTATCTTTATCGATTTTTCGTTTAATCCGTTTACGAATCCCATATTGTATAGCTAGATTCGAATTACTAAACGACAATTTTGCGAGTTCTTCGTAATCAATATTATAGGTCGTGCTAATCGAACGTAACATACTTTCAAGTTCGTCTTTAAACATCTTGAAAATAGGGTTCTTTAGGATGACAGTATTATCCATTTTAATAATAATCTACCTTATTATTTTAAATCAATTTTTTAATTAATGACAGGTTAAGGAACACTTACTGATGAACACATTCAACATTCTCGTTGTCATCTTGTGTCTGTCTCGGGAGATGTCTCGTCGGTATTTCCTGATGTCCCTGGCCATCATGGACATCCTCTTTAAGATACTCTTCAAGTTGTACTTCTGTACAAGTCTTATCCTTTTCGATTTTTTCGGAAGTCGTAAATTTTTTAAATAATTCTTGAATGTATTTTCTACGTTCATCATCAATCGTCTCTGGGAAGTCTACGATAAATTTGAGAATAAGATCTCCCATCATGCCTTTATTCTTTATAAGTTTTTTCGAGTAGGGTTGTAGAACCTCTGTATGTTTAATATACAGTTTTTCCCCATCCAGATGCTCTAGGATAAATTCACAACCACATAAAGCATCAACCAAGGTAATGTGTTTTTCTACAAGTAAATCTTTCTCATTATAAATTTTAAAAACCTTGTGGGGTTTAATTATAATTTTTACAAAAAGATCTCCATAGATATCTGCATCGGGATGTTGATCCGATTCTCCAGCAAATTTTATCGTTTCTCCACTACTAAAGGCTCGTGTAATATTAATTTTTAAACTATTCCTCGATTTAATCGTTTTCTCTCCATTACAATCCGAACACACATTATCGACTGGATTAACCCTACCAGTTCCCTTACATTCAGTACAATCTACTTGGGATTGGGAAACGAACCCTGGACCAAGCTGTACCATCTTTAAAATTTTTCCACGTCCTTTGCAACCAGAACAACGTTTGGTTTTACTCTTATCCTTTACTCCTACTCCTCTACAACCTGTACAGATTATCATTTTTTCATAACTAATTTTCATATGTTTCTCTTTATAAGCATCGACCAGTGTAATTTCGACTTCTTCTGTCCTATCTCTGGTTTTCGTCTGTTGCTTTCGAGCATTATTCATATTATTCATATTATTCATGTTAAACATATTCCCAAACATACCAAACGGATCCATATTCTGTCTCTGCTCTGACATATTATTATTGAGGCCTTCTTCGCCATATTTATCATAAATTTCACGTTTCTCCTTATTATTCAAAATGGTATATGCTCTGGAAATCTCCTTAAATTTTTCTTCTGCTCCAGCTTCTTTATTTCTATCTGGATGAAATTTCATCGCCAATTTTTTATACGACTTTTTCAATTCATCATCGGTACAACTCTTCGAAACATTGAGGACCTCATATAACTTGGTATGATTGGTATTCGTAGGTTGATTAAAAAACATACTATAATAGTAATAATATAGTATTTTACTTTAAATAACTTAGTAAAAATAGTTTAGTTTTTTTAAATCAGATGAGCGAGACTCGAATGTTTATTCACTCCTTCTTTAATTTTATAAGTAAAGTTCTGATTCTCTAAATTGGTATTCATTAGCATTTTATAATTCGTGAAATTCGGGCGTTTTCTTGTTATTTTTTCTAGATGTGTTGTAATTAAGGTTAAACTCTTCGAATCAGACAATTTACTACAATATAAATCCGAAATCTTTTCTGAATCTTTATAATTCGTTGCATTAAATATCTCATCTATTACAGAAAAAACAAATCCATCTGTCTCTTTTATTTTTTCTAAATAATCATCCATTCTTTTTATTTGCTTTTGGAATAAAGAGAGTTTTCCTGTTTCATCTGTATTATAGATTTGGGAATTTATGAACGAGAAGGGTGTAAACAACATATAGTTCGAATTACTCAATCCTATTGTCTGAGCCAATAATAGATTTATGGTTATCCCCTTTATAAAGGTTGATTTCCCACAAGCATTCGGACCAGTAATTAATGCATTTCCATGTATCGATATATCATTCTTCACGGAATGATCTAAGGTGGGATTTCCCATTTGTTTAAAGATTATTAGTGGTTTTTTCGAATTGATATAATTGGGTAGAGTATAACCGTTTCTATATAACTCTTGACGATTATTCTGATAATCTATAACTCCAATAAACTTGATATAAGTAATTAGTCCATCTGATTGAAATAAATTTTTAAATTTATTCATAGCTTCCCCACTATGCTTATAGCTTACGTCTGGTTTTATTAATTTTCCAAAATTATAATTATTTTTTTTAAAAATTTCATCCGTTTTTTGTATAATCGTTTGGACGATTTCTAAACTTTCTAATATCTTATTCTTTAACAGATTGGTTAATATTGAAAATTGTATAGAGGAATAGATATTATACATAAAAAACCCTATATATAAAAGTTTTTTTAGGACTCCTGTTATGGTTGTTTCATTGAAAATATTTAAATTCGATAATCCCATAAAGGACATATTAATCATTGCTTGTATTTTCGGTGTGATATAGTCTGGTAAATATTTTTTTAAACAAGCAAAGACGATCAAAATTATCGGTAATGAAAATATATTATAGACGGGTAAAAATAGATTAAAACAGTTATAAATATATTGGGAACTATCACTCAAATTTTTTTGGTTTAATAGTTTTACGATCTGTTTGTGAAGATAGATATTTTCATAGAGTGGATTGATCGGTTCTAAAAATGAGATCAAACATTTCTGATGTTTGGTTATATACTCTAAGAATTCTGTATTATTCTCCTTTTCAATCTTTTCTTTCTTATAAGAACGGGTTGGATTTAGTAATTTATTTTTTAAAACCATTTCTCCAAAAAACGTTTTGGATTTATTTATATTCTTAAAAACGCTCGTCTCTGTATTTCCATTCTGATCTTTAAATAGTTCGACCTCATTATAGACATTGTCTGTGGTTATCGTACTCGTTTTAGTCAGAAATAATGGTTCTAAAACAGTAACACACTTGTCGGTTTCTAAATTATTATAATCGATTGTGTGTTTCGAGGTTCTAATAAATTCATACATACAATAACGATTAAAAAAATTAATAGTTTTATATTTACATTAAAATTGAACTACTTTAAACATTAAAGTAGAATACAAACATGTCGCGGATTACCTGGGATATTTACTTTACTAAAATCATTAATGCTACAGCGGAACGTTCTCCTTGTACACGATTAAAGGTGGGTAGTCTGATCGTAAAAAATAACAGAATTGTTTCACAAGGTTATAATGGATTTTTGGCGGGATGTAAACACGAATCGATTGTTCGTGATGGTCATGAACAAGCTACCGTTCATGCTGAACAAAATGCTATAAGTTTTTGTGCAAGAACTGGAGTACCCTGTGAAGGTTCTATTATTTATATAACACATTATCCTTGTGTAAATTGTATGAAACTAATTTGTGCGAGTGGGATAAACGAGATTCGCTATATTAATAATTATAAAAATGATGACGTGGTTCAGAGACTCTCTGAACTTTCTGAAATTAAAATTATACAATTACCAATCCAAGAGTGAGCGATTATACTCTCCAGTAAAACAACTAGTACACGCCTGTTTATTCGGTAGAATATTGAGCATACTTTTAATCTCGAGATATTTGAGTGTATCACATCCAATATAATCACGAATTTCATTGACACTCATTTTAGAAGCAATTAATTCGGTCTTCGTTGGTATATCGATACCATAATAACATTCACTAATGACAGGTGGTGAGACAATTCGGATATGAACTTCCTTTACTCCCAATTTTTTACATTTTTCGATTAAGACCTTTAGCGTATTTCCACGCACTAATGAATCATCCACTAAGACTAAGACCTTATTCTTAATAATATCTGAAATTACAAATTTCTCTTTACACGCTTTAATTCGTTCTTCATTATTTTTTAGAATAAATGTACGACCTTTATCTTTTTTTTTTATCACTTGTTGATAATTTAGATTTAATGAATCAGCAAACCCCAATCCAGAGATTATACCCGTTTCTGGGATACCAGACACAATAATATTATCATAATCATAAAATTGGTCTCCCTTGGACAATTCTACCCCACACCGATACCGAAAGGTCTCCACATTTACATTATCCGTGGTCGATCTCTGATTTAAAAAGTAGATATACTCTAACGAACAGGGTGTAAAATAATTAAACTTGGAATAGATTTCTCTATAACCATGTTTATCGACCATACCAATCGTTCCTGGTTTAATATTTTTTACAAAGGTATAGCCGTCTTCTTCTACATTATTATTTTCTGAAATTATACAAATCGATTTGGTCTTCATATTCTTGCATAGACATAACGGTCGAACACCATAGGTATCCCTCAAAATATAGATCTTATCAGCTACACCAATCATAATACAATACACACCAATAATTTTCGAGAGGATTTCTTGTAGAATTTTATACCAATCATTATGTCCCATACTATTGATTATATTTACCAAGATTTCTGTATCGGTTAGTTCTTCACTGATATCACAATTGTATAAATCATACAACGACTGTCGATTACTAATATTTCCATTATGGACTAGAATATAATCTTGAGCACGGTTATTAATCGTGGTTATACCATTAAAGGGTTGAACACGAGTACTACTACCAGAGGTTGAATAACGGGTATGACCTATATAATATAATCCATTATTGCTATTTAGTTCCTTTCCAATTTCGACTAATTTATTGGTCTCAACTTTACCTTGATTGTAATAATTGACAATCTTATTTTTTTTAAAATAACTAATGCCATAACTATCATGGCCCCTATGTGACAGATTCGTCATGATCTTTGTATTTAGGTCTCTTGGACTATAAATACAAATGATACCACACATAGAGTAATACCTATCTATATCTGTTTATGCTTAAGTAAAATAAAATTGAATATTGTAGATAGGTTTTATCTAATTAACCATCTACAACCCTCGCTACAAACCATCTACAACCCTCGCTACAAACCATCTACAACCCTCGCTACAAACCAGCTAAAAACTAAAAAACTTCAAAAACAAACCAAAACAATCATGATGCATACTCTCGGAAAATACAACATTAAGATTAGTGGGTGGGGAAAAAACAAAAAAGCAGATAAAGGAGAAGACATTGATTTGCGTGCTCCGAACACCGTCGTTCCACTCGAACACAATTTCGAAGAGCTCTGTAAAGAATATGGCGTTTCTTCATTCACTCCCAAACTCTGGATGTATGGTCAGGATTTAATTGGTTTCTTTAAAAACAAAGATTTCCTCTTGACAATCAATGCCGATGGTCATGGTGGAACTGCTCCTCATTTCGTCGAAGGATGTATTGTCGCATACTATTCAGGTCTGTTTGCCCTTCTGGAAATTTACAAAAACATCAAGCATATCAAGGAGATTCATACCGACCAAGATGAATTGGGTCGTTTTATGAACTCGCTTTACCAAAGAATCGACGACAAAATTATGTATGATCTGGATAAAACTCGCTACATCAAATTGGGTGGTTCCACTCTTACTACGAACATCAAATTCATTGATGACCGTGGAAATTTGGTGTCACTCACAACCAATTGTGGAGATTCTCTGTTGGTCCATTTGGATGTCGAGTCTCCCTACCATTTCCCCGCCGTGGTCG